ATGGCAGCGCAGATAACAGCGGCGCAGGTTAAACAGCAGTTGTCTGCGCTGGGTTACTCCATTCCTGACTTCATGATCGATGCCTATCTGTGCAAGCTGGACGGCATCCGTCAGTGCCTGGAGGCGTCTGGCTACGACGATTGCGATCTGATGCTGATACAGATATACGCCGTCACTCTTATGGCGATAACGGCCTTCAGCCAGCGCATCAAGTCACAGTCAGCGCCTTCAGGGGCGTCGAGGTCGTTCGATTACAGCGGCGACATCAAAACCATGAGGAACACGCTGGCAGCGTTGGATACCGCGGGATGCACTGCAGGCTTGCCGATCGACGTTGGCACTAGCGTGGGGTTCTTTGACGTTGTGGGAGGATGCTGATGCAGGAAGAGAGAAAAAGCGATGAGGAGAAACCTGATTGCGAAAAATGCCCCAACTGCCCCGGCTGTCCTGACCAATATGAGGATTATCTCTCATGAGTGCAGCGGCTAACTGGAGCTATACGGCGGTCGCTACGGTCTGGAAAAAACTTGGCATGGACGATTACGGTAAATATTCCTTCGCTGAGCCTATCCAGATCATGTGCGATTACGGTGGTGATGCGACTGCACGGCTTGGCGATATCGGGCTTGAGTTTGTCGTAAAAAACACGCACTGGACTGAGTATGCGGATGCACGCCAGGGTGACTATATCCTGATCGGTGCTTCATCTGAACCAGACCCGAAAAAGGTTGATGGTGCTGATGAGGTTCGCCATATCATCCGGTACGCCGATACATTCGACCGCATCGCCGATGACTACGCGATTATCACAGGGGTTTGATATGGTCGTGAAGGTTAAAGGTATCCGGGAGGCGCAGGCCAATCTTGATAGGTTAATCGGCGACATCAAGGGGAGGAGAGTTGTCAGGGCTATGCAGTCAGCGCTGCTGATTGGTGGGACACAGGCTGCTTTATACACCCCTATCGACACGTCGACGCTACTCAATAGCCAGTATCGCGATATTTCCGTGAATGGCTCTCGGATTACGGGACGCGTTGGCTACTCGGCCAATTACGCTGTCTACGTGCATGACCCGAATATCCCCCAGAAATTCCGGCGCGCCACCGCCCAAAAAGAGTTCCTTACCAAAGGGTTTGAGGATGCCAAGGCGCAGATTGACAGAGCGATCAAGAAGGAGATGCAGTTATGACGCCAGCTATGCATCGCCGTGTTCGTGATTACTTCGTTGACGCTGCGCTGACCGCTGGCTTCACTACGCAGATGCTGCGCTGGAGGGATACCGGAAAAGGCGAAGATAAATTCATAGTCTTTCGTCCAAACGGTGGTAGCCCAGTTCGCAACGACTTAGCCAGCGAATATCTGGTGTTGGTCGACGTCATTGGCGCTATAGGAGAGGATGAAGAGGTCGACAACGCTGTTCAGGCGATTATCAGCCACATCCAGAACAACCCCATGCCAAATGACTGCATCGGTCATATTGAAAACGTCGGCGGCATCCCATCCCCAGTTTCCACAACTGAAGGGCGATTAGTCTATCGCCTGCAATTCGCTTGCCTGTACGGCGAGTAATCAATAATCAAAGAGGTAAGCAATATGCAAGGTTGCCCAACTGACAACAGCAAGTTATTCGGTCGTGGCATTGTGCTTGAGGTGGCTCTCGGTTGCCCTGACACACCGCCAGCAGAAAGCGAGTGGCAGTCGCTGATCGCCGGTACTTCCAAGGGGTTCGACTTCAGCCCTAACACTGTCACCTCCGAAGCGGATGACACAAAAGGCTATGTTGAGAACTTAGTAACCAACTCAGACTTCACGCTGAGCTTTGAAGGCGAAGTGCGCAAGCGCGACAAACTGGATCAGTTTGGCGTGGCTAAATTCGTCAAGTATTACAATGACGAGATTAAAGCTGCTCGCCAGCCGACCCTATGGGTGCGTGAGGAATACGGCCCGATCACCTTCATCGGGTACATGGTTATCACTGCACTGAGCTCTGACGGCGGCACCAACGATATCGTTACGCTGTCGACTGAGTTCAAAGTGGCTGACTCCGATACCATCCAGGTGATCGATACACCAGTAGATGTCCCAGTGACCGGAGTGACCCTAACCCCTACCAGTGGCACAGTCGCCGCGGGCGCGACAACCACGTTTAACGTGAACATTGCGCCAGCCAATGCTACCGATAAGACATTCACCCTGGTGTCATCGGTCCCGGCGCGGGCAACGGCAGCAGCAAGTGATTTGGTAGTCACTGTAACCGCTCCATCTGGCGCCACTGCCGGTGTCGCCAATATCACTGTAAAAACCAACGACGGCGAATTTACAGCTGTATACGCGGCAACTGTCACCGCGTAACTATCACAAAGGGCATGACAGATGCCCTTGATGATAATTATTCGAGGCTATCATGACACCATCAACCGAAATCGGCGAAATGCTCATTTCAGACTCTGAGCGAGATTATTTTCTCAGCCCGTCTTTTGCCAATATGTCACGTATTGGCTCGCCAAGTGAGATTGTGGAGAGATATACATCATTACACCATAGCGAGGCACCGCTTTTAATTGAACGCGCCATAGAGGCTTATGGGCGCGTTCCTGAGTGGCTAATTCAACACGTAAATACGCTTGGTGGCGATGCTGTGAAGACAGCAATGATTGTCATGCAAGCCTGTTGTTCTGAAGATCTAACCCCGCTAATCGGAGAATGGAAAGGATGGCGTAATTGTTTCGTTCGTCGTCGCGGCCCAATGGACGACTATCGAATAATTATCCTGGCCCAGTCATTGATGGGGCATGGAATTATAGGGATGGCCAAGGTTCGCCGACTACAGCGTCATGAAAGCAACGCGTTTGTGTCCGAATTCAGGGCATTCGATTACATCAGTGCAGCTCGTAATCACTTTAACATGCCTCGCGCAGAGGCTGAGCAGCTGACCATGACTGAGTTTCAGCTGTTGCTTAATGCTAAGTACCCCGACCAGAAGGGGTTCACCAAAGAAGAATACGACTCGGTGGCCGATGAGTACATGAAGAAAAAAGCTCGACGCTTGGCCAAGGCAGCTTAAATTTCGTTGTGTTGTGATCCCCCTCTGCTACCATGTAACGACTTGTTACTTGTCTATGGGAAGTGGACTAAATGAAAAAAATTATTCTTGCGCTTTTGATGGCTTCAGTGCTTTCTGGTTGTGTTTATCGCAGTACAGCAGAGGCCGGTAAGGATTTTGACCAAACGAAAATTTCTAACATTCAGAAAGGGAAAACCACTGAAACTGACCTGCTTTACTCATTGGGTGAGCCTGTAAAAAAAGAGGTTATCAGTGCTGATGAAACCAAGTGGATCTATGAAAAAATAACTTCGACAGCGGCTATAAGGGTTTTCTCTACAAAGCCGAAGGTGGATACCAAACGTAAGGCGTTAGAGGTATTAATGAAAAATGGTGTGGTTACCAATTATGCATTTACAGATAATGCCACCTCTAATTATAAATAAGTTAATTAAACAAATATAAACCTCGCTCCGGCGGGGTTTTTTTATGTCTGGAGATTGCCCATGCCTAGCGAAGAACAAGTTGGCAATATCGTTTATGAAGTAGAAATGAATGTTGCTAACCTGCTAGAGGCGCAGCGTAAGGTAAACGATCGCCTGGATACAATGGATGAGCGCTTTAAACGTTCAGCAAAATCATCCGATGCGTTATCCACCTCCGTGACTCGCCTTGCTGGCGCAGTATCTGCTGCAATTTCAGTTCAGCAAGTCGCTAAATACGCCGATGCCTGGACGACAGTAAACAACAAGCTTGCCAACTCCGTTAAGGCCAATGAAGAGCTTGCTACTGTCACCCAGCGGGTCTTCTCCATTGCACAAGACACAAGGGCTTCGCTTGAAGCTACAGCATCGTTATATCAGCGTCTCGAAAGAGCCACTCGTAGCTATGGAACCAGCGTTGATGACGTTGCTCGTCTTACCACGATCATCAACCAGGGGTTTGTTGTCTCAGGGGCGACGGCACAAGAGGCCAGCAATGCAGTTATCCAGCTTTCTCAGGGCCTGGCTTCTGGCGCTTTACGTGGGGAGGAATTTAACTCCGTAACAGAGCAAGGTGGACGGCTGGCAACCGCGTTAGCTGACTCTTTAGGCGTGAATATCGGGCAGTTAAGGGCTATGGCAGCTGAGGGCAAGTTAACGACCGACGTTGTTGTTAACGGCCTGCTTTCCCAGGGAGACGCGATCGGTAAGGAGTTTGCTAATACAACGACTACGATCGGGCAGGCTCTGGAAATTGCCAACAACAATATCACGCAATTTATCGGCAGTTCTACGACGGTTAAATCGACAGTTTCGCTCTTCAACAGCTCAATTATAACGCTGAGTGAGAACCTTGATATTGTTGCTCAGGTAATTGGCTCCGTCGCTACGATTGTTGGTACACGATACGCCGCGGCCTTAACATTGGCTGTTGCTGGTCAGGTAAAGTTAGCCGCCACAGCATTCGCTGCCTCTACCTCTTTATCTGCATTTGGTGCGGCGGCGTCCTTGGCTCGCGGAGCCCTGGCATTAATCGGCGGCCCTGCTGGCGCCGCTGTTCTTGCTGCATCAGCGATTTTTTATTTTTATCAGCGGGCCAAAGAAGCTAGACAAGCAGCCATTGATCTTGCTGATGGAGTAAACACGCTTTTAGGCAAGATGAAGGACATGTCGGCGACAGAGATCGCTGCCAGCATCGCCAAACTACGCTCCGCTATCCCTGAGCTAACAAACGTAGTTCAGGACGCGAGTGACGGGTATGACAAGGCGTCGAAGCGCGTGGCTAACTTGCAGCGAGAGGTCGACAATTGGGGAGAGGGTACTAAACGCGGACGACAGGCAGCAGAGGCGTTAACTGGTGCGATTGACAACCAGAACATAGCATTTGCTGAGCTGGAAAAAGCTCAGCGAAACCTGAGCCAAACGCAAAGCGCAGTAGGCATCGCCTCTGCGCAGATGAACGGCACCTTTGAACAAGGCATCGGTTTGCTTTCTCGTCACGGAGAACGAGCGGGATTTGCTGCTGGAATGATGAATCAGCTCGGCAAGCAATTGAACTTTGCCGCCGGTGCTCAGGAAAATTTCAACGCATCTAGCCTGAAGGTAACTCGCCCCAAAAATGTGCAGGATTACTTGGATGGCTTGCAGGCACAGGTCGAATTACAAGGCGAATTGAACGACAGGAAGCGGGCTCAGCTGAAGGCGGAGCAGCAGATCAGGAAGCTTGGCGGTACTGATGCTGACGTGAACCTTGCAAGAGAGCGAGCAGCTGCTGAGTATGACTTTATGCAGGCCCAGCAGCAGCAGAAAAAATCGGCAAAGGATTCTGCGTCGGAATCGAAGAAAGCTGCTTCTCAGACAGAGTCCGTAGCTCAAAAACTGGCTAATTTAAAACAACAGTCCGAACTTGCGGCAGAATCTACAAACGAATTAAGCCGAGATCAGGCAATTTTAACGGCTCAGCAGTCACTGGGTAAGGGAGCCACACAGGCCCAGATAACTCTTGCTGGTCAATATGCAGCGCAAAAATGGGACACAGCCAACGCCATCAAGGCACAAGCCTCCGCTGAGAAATTGCTTCCTGAAGCACGAGAAACAGCCAGCTATGCGCAAGATGTTAAGGATCTCAACACAGCTTTAGCTGCAAAAAAAATCAGCCAGCAGCAGTATAACGACACTTCCGAGAGGTTAGAGCAGCAGCATCATGTTGCATTAGCACAGATACGCGCCAATGAAGCCGTAACGCCGAAGCAGGAGGCTCAAGGCAGTATTGACCCAGTGCAGGCACTCGCGAATGAGCATGCCAAGAAACTGGCCCTAATACAGCAATTTGAAACCCAGAAAGGTGTTTTAACTGCAAATGGGCTGGCGTTAATGAACGCTGCAAATACGGAATATGAACAGAAGAGGCTGGCTGCGCAGTGGGAATTGTGGCGTAACCAAAGTACAGCGAATGAGGCTTTAGCCGCCTCCCTTGATTCTCTTGCTGGCAATGCTTCAAATGCGTTTACTGGGATTATTACTGGGAGCATGTCGGCTCAGGATGCAATGCAGTCACTGGCAAGCAATGCCATAAGCAGCCTGATTAATAGCTTTGTTCAAATGGGGGTTGAGTGGGTTAAATCGGCCATCGTTGGCAGCACTACTCAAATTGCTGCGACGGGTGCAACAACAGCAGCATCGGTAGCTGGGACTGCTACTACAACCGCTGCCAGCACCGCAGCAGCCGCAGCGACAACTGCAGCATGGACACCTGCAGCTATCGTTGCATCCATCGGTTCTTTCGGTGGTGCTGCCGCGATTGGTATCGGCGCGGTGGTCGCCGCGATGGCTCTATCTGCTGGCATTGCCGGTAAGCGTAAAAACGGGGGACCTGTTCAAGCTGGATCCCTCTACCAGGTGGGTGAGGGGGGTATGCCGGAAGTCTACCAGGCATCTAACGGAAGCCAGTATATGATACCCGGCGATAATGGGAAGGTCATCAGCAACCGGGACATGCAAGGCGGCGATGGCGGAGGTGGTGGGGTGATTGTGAACGTGAACAATTACGGCTCATCACAGGTGCAAACGCAGTCGGCGCGGCAGGGAAATAACACTGTCGTGGATGTATTTATTTCTGATATGCAAAACGGTGGCCCAATGTCTCGACAAATGCAAAGCTCGTTTGGGCTGCGGCGCCAGGCTACGGGGGATTACTGATGGCTGTAGTTAACTACCCCCCGTATGTGCCATTACCGCAGCGCGCTAACCAGAATATGGGGCAGGACACTGGCTTCAAGCTCACAAGCCCGGCGGTCGGCCCAGCCATTCTTACGCCGATCACCACTGACCTGAAAACGCAATGGCAGCTGACTTGGATATTCACTCTTGATCAGGCTGAGCGTTTCAAGTCTTGGATGAGAAGCCCAACTTACTGCAATAGCGGCCGCAACTGGTTCAAGATGCCGATCGACCTTGGCGACACCCAGGGCGTGCAGGAGCAGACGTTGGCCTTTATGTCCATGCCTGTCCAGACCAGCAAAAACGGCAATACGGTGACCTGGACCGCGTCGGTGATCTGCAACAAGCTGAATGACGTGACGGAAAACAACGATGACTGGATTGTTCAAGCCCCACCTCGTTATGGCTACTGGCTTGACCTTCTTGTGACGGAGATTATTCCAGATGACAACGCTTAGGGAATGGAAAGAGAGGCGTCCAGCCTCGGATCTAAAGCAAACTGCCTCGTTTTACCACCCCTCTTTCGGCACCCACTCTTTCGTTAATAACCTGTTCCAGTCAGCCGAGTTTGGCGGTGAATCGTATGAGCCTACCCGGTTTGAAATCGTGGAGCCTGCGCAGGACGGATCAGTAACACTGGAGACGAAAATCACGTTTACAGCGTTCTCGCAGGACATGAAAGACGTGCTGAAAAGTTGGCGTGGGGCGGCGCGGATGGTGCCTATCGATTTCCGCTACCAAATCTGGGATCAGATAGGCGACGCCGTATCACTGAAAAGTTATAGCCTGTATGTGAAAAATGCATCAGCGGATCCCGATAATGTCAGTATCGGCGTCGGCATATCGAATCCGCTTACTGTGGCAACGCAGATCATCTATACCCCCCAGGAATACCCCGGACTGAGAAACCTCTAATGCAAAAAGATGACTTCATACGACGGGTTATTGGCCTGCCGTGGGCTGATCGCGCCTGTACGTTTGATGCAATGGATTGCTGGGGGCTGGTGGTTATGTATTACCGGCACGTTATGGGCATTGAGATTCATCAAACGCCGGACTACGAAGCCGGCAAGGATTTTCTAACGTGCTTTGAGGGGGATGTTGTTTTCTGGCGCCCATCACCCGGCCGCGACGGGGATATCGTAGTGTTTTATCGTGGCGATGAACCGGCGCACATCGGTGTGATCGTTGGCGGTGGAAAATGCCTTCACTCACGCGGCGAGAACGGTAACGTCAGAGTCGATTCTATCCTCGCAATCAACAAGCTGCATACCAAAACGGAGTGTATGGCGTATGGCACAATATGAAATCCAGCGCCTGCCTGGGGCACCAAAGGAGAAAGGGAACATTAAGCCGGGGGTTCCGCTAGTGCGCTGGCTAGACGCGCAGAGGCTGCATAATAACGTCATCATCAGGCTTAATGGTGTGTCGCTGCATGATGATTTTGACCTGTCGTATAAGGTGCAGCCAGAAGACCGCCTGCAGGTGTTCGACCAGCCACAAAAAAGCGGCGGCTTACTTGGCACGTTGCTGAACCCGCTGGAGCACTTCAACCCAATTTCTTTCACCAAAAAAGTGATGGGTTCGCTGATTAAAACACCTGATGTTTCCGCGCCGGCGGCGGCAACCGGAGAGTCATCGAATAACGATCTCACAGGGCAGACGAACCGCGCGCGGTTGTATAAGGGGAGGCCAAATATTTACGGCCAGGTGAGAGCCTATCCTGATCTGATTCAGGAGGCGCTCTATGAGTACGTCGACAATAACAAATACATCACCGAGTGGTTTGAGGTCGGTTATGGCCGATACACGATCAGCTCAGTAAGATATTCCGAATCGAACCTTGGTGCGCTGGCTGGAGCCAGCTACACCGCTTATCAACCAGGTGAAAATATTGGCTTGATGAACGTCGGCTATCAGTTTGACGACGTCGACGGTGAAGAGGTTCCAGGGCTCAACGAAGGGCCAGATTTCCCGGCAGAAACAGCGACATCAACCAGCATCGCCGCGGGCGACCTGATCGACAGTCAGCTTGTGGTAAAGCAGCTGGCTAACGTGGATAACTTCGCTTATTTCGCGGACCTTGCTCTTCCGCACGCAGTTTCGTTCGTGGTTAACGTGTCCTATCAGGGAAGCAGTGGCACGGTAACAAAAGACGTGACTGGCTACGGCGATATCCTCAGCGCAGAATCGTCCATTGATCCCGGTGACGGCCAGGTTTATTACACCTTCATCATCGGCAACCTGTCAGGTGGTGAAATAACGTCTTTGCCAGCAGACACGATCATCAACCTGACCAAATTTGTCCTGAACGACCAGTCGGCGTTGGTTATTGGCCCCGCATTCTCTCCGATCCCCTCGGGGCAGCTTTGGGTGCACGTTCAGACCCAGCTCGGCGCTACGGCGGGCGTGTCGAAATATCGCATCAAGTTTTGGAAAGTGGATGACAACAACAATGCGATACCCGGCACCCAGGAGCAGCACGACTACGAGCACGACAATAATTTCCAGGTGACAGCGAAAACCTACCGGGACACCTACAAATATGTGCCGGCGGCAGGCGAGGGGCGCTACGCGGTTACCATCGAGCGCACCAATAACAGCAATGATGCGAACGTTGTTACCCTGATGGCTATCCATGCTGTCAGTGTGCGGCAAAACGTGGTTTACCCTGACGACACCATGATTATGGTGAGGCTTAAGGGCAGCAATACGTCGAACACGAACCGAGAGCAGAAATATAACCTGCTCGCGCAGCGTAACGTCATCTCCTACAACACGGAGACTGGCGAGGTCGACTACACGCTGCGGCCATCGCGGAGGTTTGCCGATGCAGTCCTGCACGAATGGCTCATCGTTAGCAAACAACCGCTGCAGCGTCTCGACGTGGCGGCGCTGTACGGCATCCAGGAGTCTATAAGTGACGAACAGCTAAGCTACTTCGACTATACATTTTCGGATGCTTCACAGCCGCTTGGGGAGAGAATTAAGACCATCTGTGATGTGGCGCGGGTGAGTTTCAACTATGTTGGTGACGTGCTGACGTTCTGGCGTGATGAGGCGGTGAGTTACCCGGCGGCAGTATTCGCGCGGAGTAATATGCTCTGGGATGATTACGGGATTAGTTATTCTATGTCGCTGCCAAACGGCTATGACGGCATCGCGTTGGACTACACCGACCCGATCACGAACGACAAAGCCTATATCTACCTCTCCGTCAGCTCTGCCGGCATTACCGAGGTTGGCGCAGCCACAGTCAACGCAATGACCATCAGCCTCGCCGGATGCCGTAATAAACCGCAAGCGATGGATAGGGCATATCTTGAGGCACGCCGACTGCTCCACTCGCGGGTGGCTATGACGGTCCGCGTGTTTGAAACCACTCAGGTGGTGCGAGGTGCAGTTGTTCAGGCTCCCGATATGTACGACAACGTGCAGCAAACCGGGTATTTAACGGGACGTGATGGCGATGTTTTTTACACGTCTGAGTCGATCGATTTTGTCGGGGAAATGTTTGTTGTGATGACTGACAGCCTGGGAAATTTCAAAGGCCGATTCCTGGCCTCACCAATCGCGGGGAATGCGAAGGCGTTCTCTGCGGCCGCCGGTGCTTTCGACATCAACATTTATGATCACGTGACGGTGCAGGTCCCGTCACGATACTTCATCGCTTCATCCGATGAACTCAACGCAACGCTATGGCGCGTAGACAGCGCTAAACCCAATGGAGATGACACACAGACCCTCAGCCTGTCTGAGTATTCCGACGCGATTTACCAGTAATCACAGATAAATATTAATCAGATTAATTTCTGAGGGTTTTGCATGCCTACGCTTCCAATCAGAGGTCATATTGATGGCTAATTCATATTTGAATATTCCAGTACCAACACCAACGCAAGATCCAGTACCCAGCGCAAAAATACAGGACCATGTATTCGCTGGCGCAAAGCTTGATGAGGCAATGACCAGTGATGAGCACACGTACACTGACCGATTAGGAAATAAACGGTCAACAATCGCCGGGCTTGAAAAGAAAGTAGACGATTTAGAACCTATCAAAACATATTACATCACGCCAGAAGACCCAGACGGAACCATTGCGGGTTTGGCTGGTACTCCTGATGGGGATATGTTCCGAGTTGCTATCCCTGACGCGGCGGGCGGCACGGTCGCATTTAATTATTATAAAAATAATGGCGGGGTTGCTGAATATGTAAATTCACAGCCAAACAAGACCTATGTTGACGAGGTTTCAGAGATTGCCAGGTCAACTGACAACAGGACTACTGGCATTAATGTTGCACCGGATGTATATGATGAAGATGGTCGTCTTGTTGGCGGGGGGTTCTTTAGTAAAAATGGCATCAGCCCAATAAATTATACAGAAGATGGCGATGTAAACCTCCCAGGGATAAAAATAAAGTCACTGACAGATGACCCGGAAAGGCTTTGGTCTGCTGATAAAAATAACAAAACATTTATGGCAGGAACTAAGCTCGGCGGGCTTCTTTTAGGTCGGACTGAAATTGTAGAAATACCCGGTCCGCCAGGTCTGGTTTTTGTCGATAAAAACTATATCCCGTATGCCTGTGACCCAAGCTATGAGACGGACCAGGACATTCCGGTAATCGGTGGTTCGTCTGCTCCTCGGCCTCCTGACGTTAATTTCAGATCCTATGACTACATGGGGGTGCGCAGCGAAGGACAGTCCCTATCGCTTGGGGCTGGTAATCCGGCAGATAATCCACAGCCGATCAGTATCACGCAGAAATACGGTAACCTGGGCTTTAGCACGAACCAAAACAGCCCAAATACCGATACCGATACATTTGTGCCGCTGGTTGAAAAACGATACCAGCCAACTGAAGGGACCTGGCCCGCCGCAGAAACACCGTGTACAGGCGCAACCCACAAACTAGTGGAAAGCATTGAAGATGAGACGGGGTTATCTTTTGATCAGCAAGATAGCATTTATGTCGCCTCCGCTCCTGGTTCAGGTGGTCAGCCACTGATAAACCTTGTAAAAGGAACGGTCCCATATGCTCGATCGCTTGACCACACGCGCAACAGCGTGCGGTTAGCCGCAGCTGCAGGTCGCACATTTGCCGAATTGGCAATGTTGTTTCGCCAGGGTGAATCTGATTATCGTGACCAGACGGCGAGAGAGTCGTATTTCTCGATATTGCTCCAATACTATTCTGACTATCAAAGCGATAAAAAGGAAATTACCGGCCAGTTATTTGATATTATCCTTATCACATATCAGTTGAGCACTCATCGTGCCTATAGCCGCACAAATCCAACAATTGCCCTTGCTATTCGTGATGCGGCACTGATGGGTAAAAGTGAAATTGCTTACCCTGGTTATATCGGGGATTATTATCCGTCTGACCACATCCACGGAACGCCGGAAACATATTTCATGTTTTCACAGTATGAAGGCAGGATGATTTACAAAAAAAGGAAAGACCTGATGGCTGGCATTACTGATCGCATTCACCGTCTCGACGTTATTGATGAGGTTAGGCAGGGTGTTTTCACCACGCTCTATTTCAACGTGCCGACTCCACCACTGGTATTCGATGTTGAATGGGTGACAGCTGCGGAAAATATGGGGTTCTACATCAGGGATAAAAATTCATATACGGTCGTTGAAATTATTACAGCCGTAGAAATTTCCGGTCCTGACCGTGTGCGCATTACAACCTCGCGGCCGCTGCTCGAAAGCGAGATCGTTACATATGGCTGGGGCAAGGCAGGCGATCCGCTGACAAACGGAAGGACAACAGGCCCGCGCGGAAACTTGCGTGATAGCGAAGGTGATCTGCCTGGTGAGAGTTACACAGATGGTGCAGGTGTTCTGCGCAAACTGCACAACTGGTGCGTAATTTTTTGAGGAAATAAAATGACTACGATGATCCGCAATCTCGACATGGAAATTAAAAACCCGTCGCTTACGCCAATCTATGAGCCCTTCGCCTCAGTGCCAGGGTTAATGCAAGGGATCCGAGTGGGTGAGGGGTTAGTTGACCTGAGCGGTAACGGCTACACGGTGACGCCGATCGGGACTCCAACTCTGACAAAATATTCAGTTATTGGCGATAAAAATAATGGGTTCATGACAAACGTTCCAGATGGCTTGCAGCGCACCATTATTGCGGTTTATAAGCAGTCCGCGGACGTGGCCACGTTTGGCTATCCGGTCAGCAATATCACTCAGCAAACATCCGCACAAGGCGTTGGCATGGCTATTACTGACGTGTCTTCAACATCCCTTCGCCGGCGTTCGTTAAATGTTGGCGCCAAAGAATATAATGAGACGTTATACGGCGTGGCCTCAGGACCAAGCGAGGGCGTCGTCACTCGAAATAAATTTGTTTGGACGGCAGTAACGGTCGATGGTGCAGGTAATACTGCTGGCCTGTTTGTTCCTGCCGCCAATCCAGCGATCATCCCTGCAACTCTGGCTGAAGGCGCCAACCTGGCGGAGCGCACGATCACCGAAGGTGGTGGCGACAGCTACTACCGCGTCATTGCATGGCGTAGCCCAACGATACCGCCTGTTGCATCTGCATCAGGTCTTGAGGTGGCGGAGTGGTTGATTTATGACAGGGCGCTATCACTTTCTGATCTGCAGGTCCAATACGGACGTTCTCAGCGCTACTTCAAAAACCTGCTGAACGAGCAGATTTAAGGCGCGGCAGCCGGGATGGACTCCGGCTATTTGTAGGGGGCTGTGAAGTCGAACGCCAATACTGCATCTATGGCCTTGCCCTGGTTCTCAAATGGCGTTTCTGACACGAGGGGCCAGCGCTGATCATGGTAGATGTACAGCCAGTGCTGGCCTTCCTCGTCTTCGCGGATCGCGAACATGGCAGGGCTATTTTGTAGTGGTTCTGGGTACTGGTCGTTTTCGGTGAGGACGAATATTTGTCTGCCGGCGATGGTTATGCTGCCCATTGTGGTACTCCGGGGATGGTCATGGAGTAATGGTAGCTGAGGTGGGACAAACTTGGGACAGGGATGTTTTCACATCTGTTGATATGCTTTTCTGACTTTTTGCATCTTGGGACGTGTGAGCGCGGTGTGATGCGGTAAGTTACTGTGCTAAATGGTGATTCTAGGAACTTCTAAGCCGTAGGTCACAGGTTCGAGCCCTGTAGGGCGTACCATTTAAAATCAATGATGACTCCCTTCATTACGCTGCACTCTCGCAAGTATTTTCCCTGCTTTATTTCTGACAGTTCAATCAAAACCAACCCATTCGCCTGGCGTCGTTAGCGTCGATTTGGAAAGAGCGGAGCAGATCGGCTCCTTGCGAAATCAATCCATGCGATCTTGAGTTGCATGTCGAGTTTTGCCTCCTATCCGCCTCTGTCGACCTAACCGGCATGCCGCAATCTGGCTGACAAAAAACCGGCCAGAAGGCCGGTTGCAATAATGACGATGAGGAACACGCCGCAGATCGGCCCCGTGGTGGTTAAATCCGCTCGAACTGCAACACCGCAAAGAGGCTTGGCTGCGAGGACTGAACGGCGCGTAAGGTAAAACCCGTCGCGCTCAGGGTGACTGGGGTCATGGTGCTATCCACGACCTCGATACCGGTTGTGCTCACGTATACCAGAGCCTGGCCACGGACCGAATCCGATGGCGACTTGATGGTAACGCGGTACAGGTTACGGACGTTACGGGTATCACCCGCGCCTTCTTCGTCATTTTTATACGCAAAGGTGCGCACATTCGCGACGACGGCATTATTTAACGTCACTTTGCTGCTATCGACCCGAAGGCGGCTGCTGCCGACGTCCAAATCCTTCGTCAGAATAACCCGGTCCTGTGTAGCCTCAAGCAGGCTGCCGAGATACACATCCTCCAAAACGACGGAGGTTCCTTTACTGCGGATTCTCAGCCCATTGATAATGGTGGTATATGCAGTTGAGGAATTATACCAACGTAGGGTCGAGGTGTTGAACAGGCCGCCAACGATGCCCCCGCAGTAAGACAGCTGAATGTCGCATTTACCGAAGGGGCTGCCGGTAAATCCGTGGATGACGTCAGGATAAAAATTATCCGTTGCAGGGCGTCGTACCGCCGTTACGGTCGCCGAGTATTCACCCATGGTAATGGTGTCGCCGACGCTGAACCCGATAGGGTTGGCAATATCGGACGCGTCCAGCGGCTCAATGCAAATAATCCGGGCCGTATTGCCGGAGTAAATATAATAATCCAGCAACTCACGCGAGTTCACGCCATTGCTGAAGGATTGTTCCCGTACTACTGAGGGAGTGAATGCGGTATCAACCGTATATTCACACAAGCATCGGCCGTTGAAATCAGTGCCGATGCCTTGGCTTGTGAAATATTGTGCTCCGTTGAAAAGTTGAATCGCGCCATATAAACAACTCTTAATAAATCCACCATATAATTTGTGCCCCTCAGCAATGTAAAGGTTATTGGCACGACGAATGCGTACGCCAAAATAACCACTATTTGCATAGGTAATACGAATCGTATTATCGGGTGAATTGTGCAGGTTGGTCTCTGTGTTTTCATACAGGCCGCAGAAGCTTTCTGCATTACCGACTTCAAAGTAGCTGCTGCCACAGCCAGTTCCCTTCAGCCGAAATAGAGTGGCCCGTTTATCAAGACCATGGAAGTAACCGACGGTAACACGAATACCTACCTGCGAACCATGGGACCTTTCGCTTATAGTTATGGCTCCGAGTGACTTTTTCCAGTCAGTGAGTTTAGGCCAGTTGGCGCTAATTTTCAGACCGCTTAATTTAAGTTCGAATCCTTGCCCGCAATCATCAATAAGGATAGGCGCGTCGATGGTGTAGATACCCAAACCGTATACTCGGGGGATGGATCTGGAGCGCGCATGGTCGATTGCCGCGTTAATAGCCGCCGTATTGACCGCGCCCGCATTGTTATCGTTCGGAATAGCGCCAAACATTTCCGGCGTTATAAAGCCCATGGCATCCTGCATATTGCCGCGATATTTATTGCCAACCAGCGCGGCGCCAGTAGGGCCATTGAGGTCGTCGATAAATTGTGCGACTTCCGTTCGCAGCTGAGCCGGGTCGTATTGCAAGACGTTTGGATAGTAGAATTGCCGTACGCCGGCGGCATCGTACACGGCCATACTGTGCCCCTCAAGGGTCACAAACCTGGCAACCTGACCGTTATAAACCGGATAACCGCCGGCATTGACGTTCAATGGCTGTGGGACAGGGGCCGTGCTACCGTCGGCATTCTCCAGATATACCTGAATCTGGTTCCCTGCGATGCTCGGGTCGGTATTAACTTTCCCGATATAAATCCTCCCGTTGGCGGCAGCGGCGAATGAACTGGCTAATGTAAAAAGCGAAGACGGCATTGAGACCGCGACATTGGCGTTAATGGTAGACATTTTTTACCCTCCGAGGGTTACGATGAGTCACCGCAGTGTAGTGCCGCGAAGGCATAGGGCATAAGCACTGCCTTATTGCTTATGCCCCACACAACAAGGCATTGAGATATTTCCGGATATTCAGTTGGTTGGCGCAGGCATTGGCCGTGCTCGCTCCCTTTTGGCCCGTGCCACTCCACATGCTATTTTGAGTCGGCAATATTCAAAGATCACAGGGCGAAAAATGTTAAGTTTGTTTGTTTATGGCACCTTGGGGCCGGGAAGGCCTAACGCGCATATCATGGAAGGCATTGGCGGCAGTTGGGAGGAAGGCAGCGTGGGCGGCACCTTGCTCAATGAGGGCTGGGGCGCCGATATGGGGTATCCGGGCATCGTGCTGAATAACAGCGGCAATAAGGTGAATGGTTTCCTGTTCCGCTCTGAAAATCTCGCCGACCACTGGAATACCCTGGATGAGTTTGAAGGCGACGGCTACGAACGCGTAGCGGTCAAGGTCAGCACTGCCAGCGGCGGAGTGGTCGACGCGTTTATCTACATGCTGAAGAAATAATCCGCCGTTGCAGCCTTGGCACCGCGCCGGGGCTTTCGTTTTTGCCCGATGTGCGGGCAATTGAGCCTTGGTTTATCCCGCCGCGTTAAAATAGGCCCAAATGCAAATTTGGAGCTCATGGTGCGTAAATCAAGATTCTTGTTTGTGACCTTACTCTGCCTGTGCGCCGCGGCGGCGCTCTACGTGCTGGCCTATCGGGCGCTGGGCCACTACCTCAGCGACGGCGAGAAAGCCTACCCCGATATCAGCATTGAAATCCGCTAA